AACGAAGGTATGAGAGCATGGATGTCATCTGTTGACCAACCACATGAGAACTTCGTGTTTCCAGAAGAAGTATTACCAAGAGGTAATGCACTTTAAAGGTTGATAAAACTCAAACAATCTGATACAATATGGAGACCCTCACAAAAGGGTCTCCTTTTTTTATTTCTTTTTATAGATACTCTAGGTAAATTATTCTTATGAAAATATTTTTAGACACAGCAGATGTCTCAACTATTCTTGAACATTTTGAAACTGGCCTGATAGATGGAGTGACAACCAACCCCACTTTGATTATGAAGAGTGGTAGAGATCCTGAAGATGTGTATCAGGAACTCGCTGAAGCAGGTGTAAGGGACATTAGTATGGAAGTAGTAGGAAGTCGTGATGACATGACCTCTGAGGGTCGTAGGCTTGCCACTAAGTTCCAAGAAGTAGCAACTATCAAGGTTCCTTGTACACCAGATGGTCTTTATGTTTGTAATCAGTTAGCAAAAGATGGTACAAAGGTGAATGTTACACTGATTTTTGATGCTGCACAGGCAATACTTGCTGCTAAAGCAGGAGCAACATATGTTTCACCATTCGTAGGAAGGCTTGACGATAACTCAGTGAATGGGTTAGATGTAATCAGTGACATTGCTGAGATTTATAACAAGCATTGGATCAAAACTCAGATTCTATCTGCATCCATAAGAGGAGTGAAGGCAGTATCCACTTCTTTTGCTCTTGGTGCTCATGTAGTAACAATGCCACCTACAGTTTTTGAGAAGATGTACAACCATGTTCTTACAGACAAAGGATTAGAATTATTTGACGCTGACTGGGCTGCAGTAGTGTCTAACGCTAAATAAATTTTTAAATAGGTAATATGAAGTTTACTGTTTATTCTAAAAATGGATGTCCTTATTGCGATAAGGTTAAACAGGTGTTACAGTTATCTAAGTTAGAACATGTCATCTATAAACTGGATGAGGACTTTGATAAACCAGGATTCTATTCTCAGTTTGGGCAAGGATCTACATTTCCTCAAGTTGTAGTAAATGACATGCAACATCTCGGTGGATGTACCGAAACAGTCAAGTATCTAAAGGAGAACGAATTAGTCTGATGAAAAAAGTTGACGACTTTGAAACAGTTTATGACATGATCGAACATGCCATTGAACTTGCGTTTGATGGTAAGATGCAACTTAAATTTTATGACTTTTTAAAGTATCGTAAAACTAAAAAAGAAGAGGTAGATGCTTTCCTTCATAGTTCTACTGCGAAGGAAATCTCTGACCAACTGTTAGAACTTCAAGAATATATTAAGGGAGGTGCTGATAACAATCATAAACAACTACGTGAGGCATATGGACATATTCCTAAACCTAAAGCACGTAAAATACAAGCATACCTCGGAGGTATTCTTGAAGATGCTGTGAGGTATAGCCATGACCGAAGACCTGGAAGACGAAAAAAAGTCTCTAAATAAAGACACTACAGAGATCAATCGTGGTGTAGAATTACTATTACGCAGAAGGAGGAAACCCGAAAAACCTAAAACATTTCAAGTAAAATTTGGAAATATGATTTCCTTTTTTAAAAGAGAAATAGTTTTTCACTTTAACTTTTACTTGGACATCAGAAAAAAATAACTCTTGGAGGAGTGCCATGTCAGAAACATTAGTAGTAACATTGACACTTATGACACTTGTGTCTATCCTTGCATTATTAGTAGGAGGTATGATAGGATGGATGGCAAGACAACATTCATATGAAACTACTCCACCAGTAGTCTATTCTCATCCAGAGATGTTTGACGCAAATGGGAATGTTCTTCCCGATGAAATTTTAGCCCTAAGAATTGAAACTCATGACAACACAGACGAAGAAGACGACGACTAAGAAAAGGACAACAAGAGTTAAACTCCCACCGAATCCCTTTGTTCATGAAATTCTTGAACTAGTAGATAGTCAAAGAACCAAAGCAAAGAAGATTGAAATACTTCGAGAGTATGATGATCTTGCTTTGAAGGCAATCTTGATTTGGAATTTTGATCCGACAGCAATATCAGTGATGCCTGAGGGCCCTGTTCCTTACAAAGAAAATGAGGTTCCTGTTGGCACTGATCACACATCTCTTCGCAGAGAGTGGAAGAATCTTTATCATTTTGTAAAGGGTGGTAATGATCGTCTGAGTTCCATGCGTCGAGAGACAATGTTTATTCAGTTACTAGAGGGACTTCATCCTGAAGAGGCAAAGATCATATGTTTAGTAAAAGATAAAAACTTGGAAACTAAGTATAAAATTACTTATGATATGGTACAACAAGCATATCCTGATATTCAGTGGGGAGGCCGTTCATGACCACAAAAACAGAGAAGAAACCTGAAGCACCAAAAAAGATTGAAAAAAATACAGATCAATATTCTTGTCAGATTATTTTAGAAAAAACTACTCTAGATAAAGCAGAGGATAGGAATCTTCCTACAGATGCATTCAATGTAACGTACATGATAGAGGGTAAAGAGTATTTGGATGTAACTCGTTCAGAGAAGATGGCAAATGTTTTTGATATGTATTATGATAAATATGGAGCAGGGTCAGTAAAATCTATTGATTATGGATGTGGCACGATAAGACCCAATCTTTGGAATGTTAAACCACCCGAAAGGAAAAAAAGAAAAAGGAGGCCTCGTATCGATGAATGATAAAGAAATAGAACAACAAATTAATGACATCATTGAAGGAGAGATCCAGAATACTATCAATGAATATCTTGAGCAACAACAAGAGGGTAAAGGAGAAGATGGTGGATTGGGATTTGCTAATGAGGAGGGAGGTCAATTGAATGTCAAGGTATCTCAGGCAGAAGTAGATAGACTTGTAAAAGAATATAAGAAACAAATGAAGTATAGAAAATCTAATCTTTTTCAAGCATCTCAACTTTTAGTGGACAAAAATGGTAAGAAATTATAAAACTGTATCGTAGAATACAAAACTACTTGACTATATAGTATACATGTGTTAGAATTAACACAACGTTCATCCCCCTTCGACTGGGGACGCAAGTAAGCCGACTCGGAACGGATCGTTCATCTTCATGGAAGTTCTACTCACTACTCTTTTAACATGTGAATATGCTACAGGTCTTGTCGATCAGATATACCGACAGCATACCGAGACACCAAAATCTGAACTTGTTCAGATTGTGGCAGAGAGTACAGAGAAAGGATGTTTTGAGGACGCAGAAGTTGACTGAAGGAACGGGGCCAAAATCCCTACTACTTTGGAGAAACCCAATGGCAAAAGTCACTTACCGTGGTGTCGAGTACGACACTGACGAGTACAACGCAAAGGTGCTTGCAGAGGCAGCACAACGTAAGAATCATGATCTAATGTATCGTGGTCTTAAAGTGAAAAGCAAGGCAATTCCTTGCAGTTAATGTGACAAGGGGGTTTACATACCCCCTTTTTTAATGTATAATTACTAAAAAGGATATACTTATGGCACTCCACATGAGAGAGCAAATCCTAAGAGCATTGATAGCACATGCTCAAGGTGATATTGCGAAACACAAAGCAAACATTGAAATCTATCTAGAACATCCTGCAGGTGTTGGTGAACATACTGACATTTTAGAATCCATAGAAAAGGAAATAGATACTATTGCAAAATATCAAGACCAGATAGATGTCATAAAGAAATATTTCATGTCTGGACAAACCATGTCTGATGTTGATAGAAGATCTAATGAATAAAGCAAAATTGAAAGTCTTAGTACAAGCTCTCAAAGAGATTGTAGATGAATTAGAATCGGAAATGTATGCTGATGAAGACGTGTTAGCATTTACTCCTCCACCTGAAGATTATGATGAGGTCTTTAATGAATAGTCAGATTAAATTGGTAAGTGTAACACCAGATGCTGAACAGCATATGGCATATGTGGCTCGTGTTTCTAACCCTAAGAATCAAGATAATGATAAGTTTGCTGGTCTTCTTAAGTATTGCATCAAGCACGGTCACTGGAGTGTCTTTGAGCAAGCATTCATGACGGTAGAGATCAATACTACTAGAGGATTGGCAGCACAGATATTAAGGCATAGAAGTTTTACATATCAAGAGTTTTCACAGAGGTATGCTGATAGTAGTATGCTTGGTGATGAGATTCCTTTACCAGAACTTCGTAGACAAGATGATAAGAACAGACAGAATAGTATTGATGATGTAGATCCATTAATGCAACAAGACTTTGAGATTAAAATACAAAGACATTTTGTAGATGGAATGAAATTATATAAAGAGATGCTTGATGCTGGTATAGCAAAGGAGTGTGCAAGATTTGTGCTTCCACTTGCTACTCCTACCCGAATCTACATGACTGGTTCTGTAAGATCATGGGTACATTATATTGACCTACGTTCTGCACATGGAACACAGAAAGAGCATATGGCAGTAGCAGAAGGAGTTCGTTCTATTTTTAGAGAACAATTTCCTACTGTTGCTGAAGCTCTTGACTGGAATTCCTAAATAACTATCCACTATTATATTCATATGGCAACATACCCTGTCGTTAATCAGAAAACTGGTGAACAAAAAGAAGTCGTGATGAGTGTCCATAAGTGGGACTCATGGAGAGAAGATAATCCAGATTGGTTGAGAGACTATTCTGATCCTTCTACTATGCCTGGTGTGGGAGAAGTGGGAGAATGGCAAGACAAACTTATTAATAAAAATCCTGGATGGGGTGAAGTCTTGAAGAAAGCTGACAAGTCTGGAGGCATTGGAGCACGACTCGCCAAAAAAGGTATTGGCACAACTCAGGGGGATGATTAACTAACATGCCACGTAAAAAGAAAACGACAGATCCAATTGGTGTTGGTATAAGCATGTCGGCCAAGCACATGAAAAGAAAGAAACCAATTAATACTGATATGATGAGGGATATTGAACCCCTCACTGACAATCAGAAAAAATTATTTGAATCTTATAAAGATGGTAAGAATCTTGTTGCCTACGGTGCAGCAGGAACTGGTAAGACTTTTATTACTCTTTACAATGCCCTTCAAGATGTTCTTAACCCTAGCACTCCCTATGAAAAGATCTATATTGTAAGATCTTTGGTTGCGACTAGAGAGATAGGATTCTTGCCTGGTGATCATGATGATAAATCTTTCTTATATCAGATACCATATAAGCATATGGTAAAATATATGTTTGAGATGCCCACAGATGCAGACTTTGAAATGCTCTATGGCAATCTGAAAGCACAAAACACCATTGACTTTTGGAGCACCTCATTCATTCGTGGAACTACCTTAGATAAATCTATTATCATTGTTGATGAATTTCAAAACTTGAATTACCATGAATTGGATAGTATAATGACAAGGGTAGGCTCTCATACTAAGATAATGTTCTGTGGTGATGCTACTCAGACCGACTTGATTAAACAGAATGAACGGAATGGTATTCATGATTTCATGAGGATCTTAAGGGTCATGCCATCACTAAACATCATTGAATTTGGTGTTGAGGATATTGTAAGATCAGGTTTATGTAAGGAATATCTACTCGCAAAGTTGGAACTTGGTTTATGACTTTTACTCATTGTAATTACTTAGGTGATCTTGAATTAGAAAAGAAAGAAACTCCAGGCTGCCGACTGTATCATCTTCCTGATGGTCAGTGGGTTCCTTCTATTACTTCAGTAACATCTTTTTATAACCGTGATATCTTTATCAAGTGGAGAAAGAGAGTTGGTATTGAAGAAGCAAATAAAATTACTAAGAAAGCCACTGCTCGTGGAACTGATTTCCATGAGGCAGCACAGGCATATCTAGAGAACAAAGAACTTAACTGGGATGACTATAGACCAGCAACTCAGTTCATGTTTCATCATGCAGCACCATATCTGGACAAGATAAATAATATACACGCTATAGAAAGAACCCTTTACTCTGAGTACCTTGGTCTTGCTGGAAGAGTTGATTGTATAGCAGAGTATGAAGGTGAATTAGCCGTCATAGACTTTAAGACATCTGAGAAGATTAAACCTGAGAAATGGTTGGAAAACTATTTCGTTCAGGAGACCTTTTATGCAGCAGCTTACTACGAACTAACAGAAATCCCTGTTAAAAAACTTATCACTCTTATGGTTACCCCTAGTGGTGAAGTAAAAGTGTTTGACAAAAGGAACAAAGGGGATTATATTAAGCTTCTAGTTCGTTATATAAAAGAATTTGTACATCACAATACTGGGGCATCGAATGGACAATGAACTAGAAAAGGCACTCGAAAGTAAGTTCTTTTGTCCTGCAAGATTTGCACAAGAGATAGAAGGTCTAGTGCAAGTTAATAAGAATATGAATTACATTGACGCTATTGTTTTCTTTTGTGATCAAAATAGTATTGATTTAGAGTCAGTTCCTAAGTTGATATCTAAACCGTTGAAGGAGAAGATAAAGTACGAGGCACAGGAGTTGAATTTTTTAAAGCGTACTAGCCGTGCGAAAATCATCTTTTAATTCCAAAAAAGTCGAAAAAATATCTCCGCAAATTTTTGCCCCTATTAGTTTTTTGAAATGATGCCCTTTGACGCATATCGTTGTTATTTGTCTTTAAAGAACCACTTCACCAAAGACCACTATGATTACCATAAGTATGGTGGCAAGACAAGAGCGACAGTTCAAGCATTTTACAAAAGAAAGGATAGGTTTTGGTTTGAGAAATTTGCCAGATCTAAGAATGATAAGGAAGTAGAGGAATTTTTTGTATCTAACTTTGTAAGTTCCACAGACCCTGCAACAATGTGGATCGGAGAGATGATACGAGAGGGAGAAGGGAGATATACAGATTGGAAGAAAAAGGTGCAATCTCTGTCATATACGTTTAAAGGTGAAATTGACACTCTTTTTGAAAATAAGCAAGTAGATGAAATATTCGATTGTTCGAGTGGCCACCCTCCCATCCTCAGAAGTTATTTAAGGGGAGATACCTCACTTGAAACATTAGTGATATGTGATAGAATATTTGAATATAGGAAAAACTTTGATAAACGACTAAATGACCCTGTATGGGAAACCGTCAGTCGCAAAATAAAAAAGTATAAACCCTTCCTAAATATAGATGTACCAAAGTATAGAAAAATCCTTAAAAAAGTAGTATTATGAGTTTTTTCGATTCAGAAGTTGTTCGTGCAGAAATGGCAGAAATTGCGGAACTCCAAGATGAGGTTTATTCCAATGTTTTCAAGTTTCCAGCGATGACTCAAGAGGACCAATTATATCATGTTACTATTTTGGAGAAACTTTTAAACAAACAACGAGTTCTTTATACTCGTGTGAGTTTATCGGACGATCCTGAAGCTAAGGAAATGAAAAAGAAGATCATAGAAAGTGCCAAACAAATGGGACTTCCTACCAATGTCGATATGAACATCTTATTTGCTAATATGAACAATATGGTAGAAATGATGAAAAAGCAGATTGACAAATAATCTTCCGATTGATATAATTAAGGTACACAAAAGCCAAATCTCAAACAAAATCTAAATGTCATTTAAAGACCTAAAAAAACAGTCCTCTCTAGGATCATTGACTTCTAAATTAGTCAAAGAAGTGGAGAAGATGTCTACTGGTGGAGGAGGTGATGATCGCCTTTGGAAACCAGAACTTGATAAAACAGGTAACGGTTATGCCGTTCTCCGTTTCTTACCAGCACCAGAAGGTGAGGATATTCCGTGGGCAAAGATTTATTCCCATGCATTCCAAGGACCAGGTGGTTGGTATATTGAAAACTCTTTGACCACAACAGGTGGCAAGGATCCAGTTTCCGAATATAATCGTGAACTCTGGAATAGTGGTAATGAGTCAGATAAGGATGTGGTTCGTAAGCAGAAGCGTAAGCTTTCTTACTATGCAAACATCTATGTTGTAAAAGATCCAACAAATCCTCAAAATGAGGGTAAAGTCTTCTTATATAAATTTGGTAAGAAAATCTTTGATAAGGTCATGGAATCCATGCAACCTGAATTTGAGGATGAGACTCCAATCAATCCTTTTGACTTCTGGCAAGGTGCAAACTTCAAGTTGAAGATCGTGAAGAAGGATGGTTACTGGAACTATGATAAGTCAGAGTTCGATGCAGTATCACCTTTACTGGATGATGACGATGCACTCGAAGCATTGTGGAAGAAGCAGTATTCACTTGCTGCTGTAACCGCACCAGACCAGTTCAAGTCATACGATGACCTGAAGAAGCGTTTGGACTATGTTTTAGGGCAGAAGCAACCTGCACGTCGTATAGACGAGGAGGTAGCAGAGGAAGATAACAGTCGTGGTTCTTATGCACCAGACTTCAATGCTCGTAAAGAACCTGTGGCTGCTGCTCCTGTAGCATCTGCTAGTTCAGATGAGGATGATGCTCTTTCTTATTTCCAAAAACTTGCAGAGGAATAATTAGGAATATAATCTAATATTTTCTCCTTTTACTAAGGTTTCACTCAGATACTGGGTGGAACCTTCTTTGTATAGCATGAAATCTTCCATATCATTGAGAATAACATTTAGATACTCTGCCTTTAGAACATAGATATTTCTTTTCTCATCTTCAATTTTATTTTCATACGCATAATTAGTTATTTCAGTTGTTATATTTGAAACGGTGGTATATGATTCTAATCTCTCATCATAAAATTCAATAGAGTAATTTTGAGGAACTTTAAGTCCTTTTGGAACAATTACGGTTTGTGCAGTATTTTTTACCTCTGTAGTCTCATAGTGATGAACAGCATGAATATTCTCTTCACTTTCATATTTTGTAATTAAAAAATTATAGAAAGATTCATGATTCAGAGGCCATTCAGTTTGGATATTTGTAATATTATTAGAAAGAAGAACTATCCAATCTAAAGTTTCATCCTCATATACATCAAATGCCACATTATCAGGACGATCATCACCTACAACTTTATATTGAGTGAAATAGGTTAAATCATTAAAAATATCATTTTTCAATTTACCTCTTTTAAAGAGGTTTTTTACTTTTTGGTATTCGGAGATTTGTTTAGTGTCAGCATTTCTACTGACATATTCAAAATCTGGAATATTGCGGAAATAAGCTGGCATTTTAGTATCCTATTACTTGATCTTGATCTTGATCTAATTCGCTGTAATCACTATCATATATAGGATCAAGCTCGCTGAATTGCATGGTAAGTTGATAAGAAGTTAGAGTTCTAAATGGATCGTCATAAGTCATATATGTTCCATCTGGGGCGTATCGAACATTACATGAAGTAAGAGCACAGGTTTTAATAATATTAATAGATGGATGAATGATCTCATCTCCATTTGTATTGAAGGTTTGATATTGAATGTCAAAGAGATTAGGTGATTTAAGAAAAACATTAGAAGAAGAGGTTTTAACTGACATGCCCTGTTTAAAAAATCTAATAATTTTTCTTATTTGATCTGCTTCTGTGGCATCTCTGGCAGATAATTTGAAGGTAAATCCAAAACTTCTTAACTTAGGACCACCAAACAACAATTCTAAGTTGGGATTCAGAACTGCACCAGTGGTTCTTGAGAGTAATCCTTGAGCACCAACTGCTGATTGTGCAAGGTATACGTTAATAGCAGATGCAATATCACTTCCCACTTGTCCTCTAAGTTCCCCTCTTGCTCTATTTAAACCACCAGCTGTTGCTGTAAAAGCACCAGCAATATCTCCTCTGGTTCGCACATCTTCAAATATACCTAGTGCTGATGCTCCTGCAATTGCTTGAATAGGATTTAATTTACCTTCATTAAAATCTACGGAATTGGTATCCTCAATTCCTGTGACAATTGGAAGAGTGACCGAACCTCTTACTTTTTTAATTCTTCTTTGAAAATTTTTCTCTCCTGATGTAATGGTTGCTTCTATTTTTGTTCCTTCACTGTATTTTTGAGTAAATCTCACTCTATCTTGTTTATTAGTTCTTAAATCTTCAGGATAAGAAAAATGTCCATATTGTTTTCTAAATCTTCTTCCTGCGATGGATACATCAATTGATGTATTAGTAAGATTAAACGTCTTTGGAGGATCCTTCTCATCTACTCCACCACTTCCATTATTATCAGCACTAACAGTAGCGACATTTGTTGTTCCTGTAACTGAATTTAGTGCTGTTTTTTCTTCATTACTAAGATTACCGAATTTGGCAAATAATGTTGTCAACGCACTGGAACTACCTTTTAGTTTTCTGGTAAGTGTGTTTAAATATTTTTTTTCTACTGGATCTGCCCCCTCATTGAGTTTAATAGCTCCTCCTATTTTATTTCTTGTTCCAATTTCTGTTGATACACTGAAATCTGATGTATCGCTTCTTAATATAGTTATTGCAAATGTTCTATTTGGTGCAGTTCCACTTACAACCATCTCTTCTTTATAATAATATGTTACATCATCACTCCAATCGAAAATGGTGTCTTTTCCCCATCGGATCATTATTGGTGTGGTTTTAATGGGATCTGACATTTATCTTTTTTCTTTATTTATAGAGTTGTAAGGAAATAGGCATATGATATATCTCTTAGGTCGTTGATTTCACTGGGTCGGACTACATATAAATTTCCTCCGATCTCTTGCCATGTGTAGTTTCTAAATTTACCCCAATGATAATTGAGACCTCTGAATCCCCATCTTTGAATATCAGTCACTGCAACCAGAGGATGTTGGTCATATGTCATTCTTGGAGTTTTTGCAGTGTAGATAAAAGTATAATACTGCCCCACATCTGGTACTACTTCTACATTCTTCAATGCATCCATGATAAGGAGCATTTTCTCCTCAGGATCAGTTAGTTCTTTCAATTCATCCATGATAGGTGCGATTCTATTATCACCTACCTGTTCTTCATACTGACTAAAGTAACTATCTGCCATTATATATTCCTAATTCTTGTTCGGTGATAATTTTAAATTCAATTTTTCTATCATTACAAAACTCTTGTGCTGCCTTCCACTTAGCCGTATTAACAGCATAGGTTTTGCATTCATAGAGATATGATTGAGTCACCTTTTTTCTTTTTTTAGGAGGTCGAGTTTGTTTCTTTGGTTTTACCTCAATCACATAAGTTTTAATTAATCCATTGCTTTCTTTGACCTTGATAAGAAAGTCAGGATAGTAACGATGCGTCCGATTATCAACAGGAGAGACATACTTAATATAGAATTCTTCACTGGCCCACTCAAGAATATTCTCATTCAAATCACAGTAATTGCAGAATTTGGTTTCCCAAGTGCTACGACATATAATATTATTTGGATTTCCCTTGTATTTTCTGGGAAAAGAGGGTTTGAATAAACTCTTTTTACTTTCTCCCATTATACATAATATATCAGTAGTAGTATTTATAGGAATATGGTCACTCCAAGACCGCAAAAGAAAGTATTAGCAGATTTAAAGGCATCTATTTTAAATCCTGCACTTACTTCGCATTTTCAATGTTGGTTTTATCCTCCTGCCTCTGTTAGGTCTATCTTACCTGCAGGAGAAGCACAGAATGATGAGATTTGGTCATTATCTTGTGCAGAGGCCACATTGCCTGGTACTTCACTAGCAACTAATGAACTTCTTAATGATCATACAGGTGTAACTGAGAGGCATGTATATAGAAGACAGTATGATACCACTTCTTCATTCACCTTTTATGTAGATCATGATTATAAAATTATTAACTTCTTTGAGAAGTGGATTGGTTTCATTGTGAATGAACAAAATAGCACTGCAGGGAATTATTTTTACAGAGTAAATTTTCCCACCTTATATCAAACTTCTATTTACGTTAAAAAGTTTGAAAAAGATTATAATAGAGTATTAGAATATAGATTCTTAAAGTCTTATCCTATTAGTATTAATACAATGCCTATAACTTATAATGCATCTGAGCTATTGAAGTGTACAGTTAACTTTAACTTCTCTCGTTACTTAGTAGAAACTCAAAATAATATTAATGCCGTCTTATTTGATGGTCCTGTTCAAGAAAATGGATTAACTAATACTGCTATAACTTTAAACGTTTAATAACCACGCTAAATAAAACACACTGAACTCTTTGTAAGATATTATGCCATTACCAAAGATTGCGACACCGACGTATGAGTTGGAATTACCTTCTACCAGAAAACCTATTCATTATCGACCATTTTTAGTTAAAGAAGAAAAACTTTTAGTTCTTGCATTAGAAAGTGAGGATGTAAAAGAGATAACAACTGCAATTAAAAATGTAATTAAATCTTGTATCAAAACAAGAGGAATTAAAGTAGAGAATCTTCCTACTTTTGATATTGAATATTTGTTCCTCAACATTCGGGGTAAGTCTGTTGGAGAAGACATTGAGGTTAATCTTGTTTGTCCTGATGATAAAAAGACACAGGTTCCTGTGACTATTAATATTGATGATGTTAAGATCCAAAGGTCTAAAGGACATACTAATAAGATTAAATTAGATTCCTCTTTGATGATGGAGATGAAGTATCCATCTCTTTCTGAGTTTATTAAAAATAACTTTGATTTTAATGAAGAGAATGTAATGGATCAGTCCTTTGAAATGATCGCTTCTTGTATTGATAAAATTTATAATGAGGAAGAGGTATGGGTGGCTGCTGATTGCACTAAGAAAGAAATTAATGATTTCTTAGAATCCATGAACACTACACAATTTAAAGAGATTGAAAAGTTTTTTGAAACTATGCCTAAACTTTCTCATAAAGTGAAGATTACTAATCCTAATACAAATGTAGAAAATGAAGTTGTAATGGAGGGATTATCTAGTTTTTTCGGCTAGCTCTAGTCCATATGGATCTAGAGAGTTACTATAAACTGAATTTTTCTTTGATTCAGTATCATAAATATTCATTAACTGAGATAGAAAACTTGATCCCTTGGGAGAGAGACATTTATGTTGAATTACTTCGAGCACATCTTGAAGAAGAGAAACTAAAACAGCAACAAGCAGCATCATAATGGCTATAACCGTTATTAATCCATCAGTTACGAAGATTTTATTGGATCTAGGAATCGATCCAATAAATCCTTATGATCCCGATAATGCTGAAGACACTTATATGTCTGCAGTCAGGGAGGGTATTAATACTATTGAATCTGCCACCAAAGGAAAAGGAGATAGAAGAACAAGAATACTAAGAGAGGAATTTCAAGGATTACTGGAGAGAAAAAGAGGAAAAAAAGTAAAATTTGTCTCTAAGTTATTAGCAAAGAAAAGTATAATACCTACTAATAGAATACGTCCTCAAGCATTGCTTCCACCAGCAGAAGGAATAGGTGGTGCGTCTGCAGATTCTCAAAATAATATAATTGGAGGTTTACTAGGTAGTATATTAAAAATTCTTCAAAAGGATAGTAATTTAGATAAACTAGAATTAAGAGAGAGAAGAAAAGAAAGACAAAGAGAAAAAAGAAGAGAGGCTGAAGAGAGAATAGAAAAAATATTTAAAGGAACAGGTGCAGCTGCCCGTGCAGGTCAGAAGGTGGTGGATAAATTAACCTCTCCATTTCAATCCATATGGAAGAGGTTAACAGAATTTCTCAAATTGACTGTTATAGGAACATTATTCAATAAAGCATTGAATTGGTTTAGCAAGGAAGAGAATCAAGAAAAAATGGGAAGGGTTGTTAGATTCTTAAAGTTTTGGTGGCCCTCCATTTTAGCAGGTTATCTTGCATTCTTTACACCTTTAGGAGGATTGGTTACTGGTGCGATTGGATTATTGGGAACAGCTCTTCCTGCTTTATCAGGACTAATTGCAGCAAATCCTATCTTAGCTGCTGCTGTAGCTGCTGGTGGGTTGGTATTGGGTGCTAAGGCTTTAGATGGAGATTTCTCAGGAAAAGAAATGTCTGAAGAAGAGAAAGCAGCAGCAAAAGAAAAGTCAGAGGAAGTTATGGCAGATGATTTTCTCCCTAATTTATTTAATCAAGGTGGATTTGTGAGTCCCAGAGTTTTTGGTGAGGCTGATAAAGATACAGTCCCTGCTATGCTTACGCCTGGTGAGTTTGTGTTAACTAAGGGTGCAGTGAGGAGATTTGGTACAGGAATGCTGGAGTCAATGAATAGAGTGGGTGGGGGGACTAATAAAGGTGGTCCGATGTATGAGGGTGGTGGACTTGTTGGTGATCTTTCATCAATGAAAGAAAACACTCAAACTAAATTTTTACCTGTTAAGGCAAGCGGAATGAATCCTGTTAGCACTCCTATAAGAGTTAAAAATATTAGCACCACCACGGTGTTACCAGCGATCAAAAAAGAAGAATCAGAACCAACAATAGAACGTGGTGATACTATTCCCACCTTTGAGATTTTGAGTCCTTCTGAGGCTAGATATACTACTTTAATAACCTTAGGTATTGAGGGTGTAGCATAATGGCAACAACACTTCTACCTAAGGCTAGAATAGGAATTAAAAGGACTACTATCAATAGTTCAGTTTTACGAGAATTAAAACCAGAAAAACGAGGAAAATCAACTAATATTGAAAGAATAGGTCCAAAAGCATCTTTCATAGACAAATTAGAAGGGATAAGAAAATTTTTCTTGAAAAAATATGAAAGTAATCTTTTCTCTTTTGTAGAGGGTAGAAAACAAAGACAGGATGAGAAGAGAAAATTAAGAGAAGAAAAATTAGAAAAAAAATCTAAACGAAGTATTTTACCAACTATTGGAGCTCCTGCCCCTGCCAAAAGTATTTTTTCTTCTATTGGTAATTTCTTGCTTTTTATGGCAGGAGGAGTATTATTCAATAGGTTTGTTGATCTTGAAAAATCATTTGGGGCAATAGCAAAAACGTTTGAGATTATAGGTAAAGGTGTTGAATTTTTTGCTGATATTGTAGGTAACCTTACTAATTTCATTGATTCTGCGGTAAAAGGGTATGATGACTTTTTACAAAAAATTGAGGATGTAAGTGGATTTGATAAGAAAAAGATTGAAAAATTTATGGAGGATTTTAAGTATGTAATAAATGGAGCAGTTATTGCTGCTATTTTGACAGTGAGAGCTCTTCCACTTTTTGTGAGTAGATTCTTGCGTAATCGTTTAAGAAAACCATCTACTCCTAATACTTCTGCTGTCACCAGTAACACCCTGAGTAGAATGAGAGGTGGAAGTAATACTGGTATTGATTATAGACGGGGATTTACTCCCTCTGGACAACCTTTAAGAAGTGGGCCAAGTATCAGTAGATTTAATAATTCAATGGCAAAATACATCTCAGGAAAGGCTGATCCTGGTGATATGCTGCGATTACTTCGTAGAGGATTTTTCAAACCATTTGCAAAATTCACTTTAAACAGCAAAGCATTAAAGATTCTTCCTTTCGGGATTGGATCTTTCATTGATTTTATTGTACAATATTTTGTGTTCAAAGAACCTGCTGGAAGGGCTGCATTTAAATCAATTGCCGCAGGTTTATTTGGTTTCTTAGGTGGATTACTTGGTGGTCCTTTTGCACTTGCCACTAGTTTTGGAGGTGCATATTTAGGTGATTATGTGGGAGGAAAATTATATGATGCAATCTTTGGTGATTCAGGAACAGATGTATCTGGTATCGACGAGTATCCAGAATATGATCAGATTACAAATACTACTAATAACTTCATTCAACCAATAGAAACATGAGTGTTAAACCTTTAAAATTTAAACAGTTTTTAATTACATCTAATTCTGAAATAGATAAAAAAACTGGAAAACCTGTGACAGTGGATCTTAGATCAGGCATTCCTCGTGTGGAATATCGTGAGAGTGTTTTCATGCCTTATATTGAAATAACTGCATATGGTATTGATACTGGTAATACTTTACCTGCAGATGATGGAACTGGTGCAGGAGTTGGATTATTAGATGGTGGATTTGGACAAGGGACAGAGACTGTTCAATTTAATATTGAAGATGAGAAAGGAAATAGTATTAATTTATCTCGATTGACTGATTTAAGAGTTGGTTCTTGGACTAATGATCAACAAGGGTTTAAAAATAATAGTTTTAAAATGACCATTATATCAAAAGAGGCATTTGATAATACTTTACTAAAGAATAGATGTGGTGGTGATGATGGTTTAGATGTAAAATACAGTGGGAGAATATCTGAGATTGCGAGGTCAATCATAAGGTTAAATTTAAGGTCTCCTAAGTGGCAATCTATGAATACTGATGAGAGTTTAAATGAATATCATGCATTTGGCCAAGCCAGAACTCCTTTTGAGATGATTTTAGATCTACAACAACTAGCTATTCCTAATCTTCAAACATCAAAAGGTAAGTCGGCAAAAGGGAACACTGCTGGTTATCTTTTCTTTCAAACAGCAAATGGATATCAGTTTAGATCTTTAGATAAACTTTTTGAAACTAAAGATAACAATACAAAAGATGCTAGAGGTAAAACTATTCTTAGATATATCGAGAATAGTAAATCTGATGATGATAGGGAGGATTCTTTACCTGTTGGTTTTGATGGTAAAATTTTATGGTCTAATATGTCTACGAATGTAGATGCACTGAGTCAATTTGAAAATGGTGCATGGGCATCTAAGATATATGTTTTTAACGATATTACTAAAGAACCTGAAATAAAAACCCTTCAATGTGACGGAAAAGGGAACGGAATTACTGGAGGAAGATGTTTACCTAAACTAAATAAAGATTATGTAGATAGTGAGGGAGCTCTTCCTACTGTACAAACACATGCGAGACAAGCAGTGGGTCAAACTGTGATAGGATATGATAGCATAGAGGAACAGGTTGAAAAAACTGATAAAATCAACTATAATAATGAGGAAATAATTTTACAAGCACACCAGAATTATCGCCAAAAAATGAATATGTCTGCTGATATTGTTATCTCAGCTAATTTGAGTTTACGGGCAGGGGACTTAATTTATTTGTTCTTCCCTGAACTTTCTACTAAGGTTACCACTGTGGGAAGTAATACTTGGAAAAATGGCATATATATGATAGCAGATTTATGCCACTTTGTTGAAGGTGTTAAATCATTTACTGGTCTGCATTTAGTAAGAGATGCTTACGGAGTTAAAACATGACTATTAAACACGACTTAGAACATGAGGTCTACATTGACCCCAAAGACGGTAAAGAGCATACTAATCATGGTATGCACGAATATACTAAGGAGGACTTAGAGAATGTTCATGCTGATTATGATGTATATCATAAGGATGATGAAGTAGATCCTAATGATGCTAAGATTAATGATTATCATACAAGGCATGAAGATAGCCATCTAGAAGTTTATTGTGATAATCATCCTGATGCGGATGAGTGTAAGGTGTATGACGATTAACACTTAATGGAATCCCTCAATCAAAAAATAATAAAGAGGAAAACTGTATATGAGAATACTCGTAAGGGTACTCTCATGTTGGCTCAGATTGCCGATAATTCAAGTTATCGTGCAACCAATCAGCAAAAAAAGGGAGAGGAAAAAATAGGAGAAGGGAGTCGTCAGAGATATAAAATTAGAGTATTAGGAGTCCATAATAAAGATACGGAGTCGGAGGTCTTACCTTGGGCATATCCTCCACAGTATAGTGGCACTAACCCTATGGTTAGCACAGGTTGTCCTTACTTTCCTCAGGGTTCTTGGGTATATGTTTATCAAATTGGAGATACTGACGAGTATTTTATAGATCGACCTTCCCCCAATACCGTATGTGAGCAAGACCCTAAAGAGAGTGGATTTCAAGCAGGAGATACTTATCTGTTAATTCCTGACACCATGTATAAGGGGACTGAAATTCCCAAATGTGCGACTGTCTTTAACTCTCAGGTGGATGCTGAAATTGATGAGAAACAAAATAATAAAGAAATAATCTATTTTCCACCTTGGTGTGATTCTAAAGACGGTAAAGCTAGTGGAAAAGGAATTCAACTTGAGGTTGAAAAGACAATTAAGATAAGAGATCAATTAAACAATGCAGTAAAACCCCTTGCTGATTTTCAAATTGCTATTAATAATGCAAATGATAGTTTAGTAGGTGTAGGAGATACAAGAACTTTTTTCCAAGCCTTAAGACAGAATGATGTAACCATTCAAAGTTTTAATAATAGCATAGCACTATATCAAAAAAATCTGGCAAACGCTGCAAAAAATATATCAGGTTGGGTTGCAGATATAATGAAGAATGTGTTGGATGCGATGTTAAGGAAATTGAGTTTTGCAGGAAATATTGCAAAAGGTCTTGCTCCAACTTCAGGTAGATTCGTAACGAATGATATCTGGAATAAAGCAATGAAAGCACTCGCATGTGCATTCAATAAGATATTAAAATTTTTACCTGATTTAATTTTAAAGGCACTTACATCTTTCCTTGGGAAGGCTATAAATGCCACCACATGCCTAGTAGAAAATTTTATTGGTAGTTTTATTGGTCAACTTTTAGGACAAGTAAGTGGATTAATTAATTCTGTATTAAAGGGTGTAAGTAGTGCATTATCTAAACTTTCATCTACTATTGGTGCAGGCCTTGACCTTGTAGATGCGATAGGATCCACATTAGAAACTCTTTTAAGTATTTTTGATTGTGAAATTAAATATTGTTTGGGTAAAGACAGTGTTGTTACATGGAGCATTGTAGACGGACCTAAACCCGAAAAAAATGTATTAGATTTTAAAAATATATTTAACAAAGCAAAAAAAGTAGGAGAAAAGTTTAGAGATTTGGCAGATATTCCTAATGATATTACTAATTATCAATGGAATTTTGATGCTGATGATGCATTAGAGGAAATATATGATAAGTGTGATGCAGGCCCCATTTTCTGTGGAGCTCCTAGTGTTGTTTTCTGGGGTGGTGGCGGATCAGGAGGAGTGGGAAATGCTGTTGTGAGTACAGCAGGAGATCTATTAGGAGTAGATATAATTTTACCTGGTGATTATGAATCTGCACCTTTGATTGATATTGAGGATAATTGTGGTAATGGTAATGGGGGTACGGGAACAGTTGTTATAGGCCCCATAACAGGAATTGGGACAGTTACAGTTGGTGTTGGCACTACGGGAATAACTGGAATTATTACTGATGGAACTGGAGGAGCAATAGGAGGTCAATTTGGTCAAGGAACAACATCAGGAACAGGAATTACCTATCATGTAACGGTAAATCGTAGACCCACTGGTAACAAATATTTCATTGACGGTAAACAACAAGCAACCCTTACTTTTGAAAGAGGTAATACCTATATTTTAAATCAAGAACATGTTTCTAATAGAACTCATCAATTAAGATTTTCAGAGACTAAAGGAGGAACTCATAATGATGGAGTCGAGTATACCAGAGGAGTGACAATTGATGGAATACCTGGATTAGGAAAATCCACCAGTGATACAGCTTACTCTCGAATAGTGGTTGATAGTAACACTCCAGATAGATTATATTATTACTGTGTCAATCATCCTAAAATGGGAGGAGTGATTAATGTTATATCACCAACAAAAGATATTGATATTAATACAGGTGGAACAGATGCAACTGTAGAAGTCGCATCTGTTAATTCAGGAGGTGGTGTAATCGCTGTTAGGAATCTAAAAGGTGGAACAGGATATAATGAATGTATGGCAAATGTTTCTACTCAGGGAGGTTCAGGGACAGGGTTCATGATTAAAACTGTGAGGACTAATGGTGGTGCGATTGAAGCAATATCTATTAATGATAAGGGTACTAATTATGAAGTAGGGGATATTGTGAGTATTATCTCTAGAACTCCTACAACCACTCAACCCACTACTACCAGAACTGGCATTACTAAAGTTCTTATAAATTCATCGGGATATGGATATCTTCCAGCACCTGATGGATCTTTGGGTGGAATGAATAGGACATGGGCCAACAGATGCCAAACAGTAGTTCAAAGAAAAAATCTTGATTGGGATGCTCCTTATTCAGAGGGAGAAGTAATTAAATTATATTCAGGAGATTCAGTTCAACTTCCTAATAAGTCTAAAGTTTTTATTGATGGTGATTTTAATGCAAGTAAATTACCTGGAGCTCAAATCACAGGTGTGAGTAGTTATATTCCTAAAGATATGAGTGATTTTCCTCTTTCAAATAAGACAGGGAAAACAACGACTTCGACTTTGAGTTATAATTTTGCTACTGCCACTTTAATAGATTCATTTAAACCTGATGGACTATATGATTGGCAAGGAAATGGGCCAACTGGGATAGCACGTAGCGATACTTCTAACCCTGCTATTAGTTCTGCCATAGCAGATTGGAATTTTTATTTAAATGGAGAATATTTAGGATTATTCCAGCAAAATCTTTTTTCAGAAGATCCTCAAATTAGAATAGGTGATATTGCATATAGAGTAGGAACTCCTAGATCTTTTACTCTACCAGATCCTATAGATTCTCAAATACCTTGGGTTAGAACTGCTAATGTTTTACGTCCTACTAATTGGGTCTTAACTGATTCTCAAGGGTGGGCTCCTTTCTTGAAAAATTATGGAGTTTATCCTGCGACCACTGATCCAGAATATAGTGTGTATGGACCCAAGGAGGCTACATGGAAAGTCGCTATTTTTACTCCAGGCACTTATACTTTTGAGATGCAAGCAGATAATGTTGGAACTATTTACATGGATGGAGAAAAATTAGGATCCACTGAACCTTATGCTGGTCATAATCGTTTTACTGTTTTTAATTTTCAAACTGCTAATTTAGAACCTCAGATTCATGAGATTAAAGTTGTAATTGAAAACTATCTTCATAGAGATGGTATTGTACGTCCTTTTGAAACAAACCCTGCTGCAGTCGCATGGGTAATGAAGGATCCATATGGAGCTATCATAAAAACATCTTTAGATGCTTATGGAGTAGATGAGAATTATACTGATATACTTTATGGTTATGAGAGTTATTTCAGTATCAAGGCATTTAATGTAAAGGAAAAAGATGATGAAATCATTGGGGAGTGGTTTAATTGTGAAGAGGATTATAAGAGAGCAAGACTTTTAGGATTTACTGATTGTGATATTAGAGCATATCTTGAATCAAATCCTGAAATACAACTGGATGCATGTATGCGAGGAAAATTGGATGATGATAATTGGGGAAGATGTGATGGAGATTTGATGGTTTCGATCACTGCACCTGGATGTCCTAAAGATCCTTGTCTTCCCACTGATACTTATCCTGTTATTGTGTGTCTTGATGAAATTGTTGTGGAGAATCCTGGATTTGGATTTGATCCTTGTAAAGACACAGTAAATATAAAACCCTCTAACGGAGCAAAGGCTAAGATTGAGGAAAGTCGAGATGGGCAAATTATAAGAATTGTAGTAACTGATTGTGGTTCAGGATTTACAGAACTTCCTGAGATTTCTATAAATACTGAAACAGGTTTTAATGCTATTCTTAAACCAATTATGAAATTCCATAGACCTGAAGAGATAGATGTTCCTCAAGGAACGCCTGTGATACAGGTTGTTGATTGTGTGGGGAAAGTTAATTAATGGCTAAATATAATACATTTAACCACTTAGAGGTTAATAATACTGAAGGTGGATTATTTTTAACATATACTAATAAGAATGGAGCAAAAGTTGCTGCTGGTCTTCGACGTATTTTTCCTTCTTATGGTACAAAGACTGCACAATGTATAGAATTAATTGAAGCAGGCCCTTTAGAGGGATCTGTAATTGCTCAAACTCCAAAGTCTTTTGTGATTTCATGTGGAGAAATTGCTCCTGGCACAACTTCTACCCAAAATGGAATTGCTGGTATATGGAATGCTGCAAATGGTGATCTTATTCTCTCTGCTCCCAGAGGTGCTGTAAGAATAGTTGCTCAAAACATTGAACTTATATCTCATGGAGATCCTGGTGAAGCATCTGATCAAGGGCATGTGAGTATGTATGCTGGAGGAGATATAAGATCTAAAAGTAGTAATGTAAAAATGATGGCAGGAACTGATTTGGCTCTTGGAGCAGAAAGTAATGTTCTTATAACTACTACAAATCAAATGACACTTGAAGGGGAATTAAAGATAAATGAAGGTCATGATACATTTACCAGTATATTGGGTTTGGGTTCTGGTAGTAAAACTTTTGCTCAATGGACAGAATATATTCAGAAATTCACCAAGAGTATTAAAGCTGCAATCTAAGATGAGGTATTAATTAAATGGAAGTTCAAGACATTCATGTTGGTAACCAATTAATTGTTTCCTCAACTCCTGATTTGGGTGTGCTTCCCCTCGCACCGAATGTAAGAGATCCTATTGCTTTAGGTATAGGACCATCTGCGATTCCTGGATCAATTTATGCTAGTGGTGTTGTCTTAATCGGCAGTCCTCTGTCTTATCCTGCAATTGCTGAAGCTGCATTGATGGTTGCTCGTCCTGCTCTTTCTAATCCTCGTGCTGCTGCTCTCCCATCTATCTTTAAGATAACAAATAAAGCAAATATCCAAGCCACTCCATTGGATGTGATGATTGGGGATCCTGGTGTAGGAATGGTAGGAATGACATTGAATACTGCAACTATTAATATTGTAGAGTCTGTGGCAATAAACATTGTAGCTCCTGTTAGAAATTCACAGGGTATTAAACAACATCAGGGACCAAAAGCTCAAACTGGTCCTGAAACCAAGACTGGAGCGACGGCTGATGTAGGTGCTGAAACTAATGTAGGAGCATCATGCGAAAGTAATATTAAAGCAGTGAGTGGTCCTCAAAAAACTCCTTTTCTTAAAGGATTCTTCTTTAGTGGATATTCAAAGAAGAATAAATCTTTTGATATTGAGCATCCAAATAAAAAAGGATGGAGATTGCGTCATGTATGCGTAGAAGGCCCAGAATCTGCCATCTATATAAGAGGTAAATTAAAGGGAACGCACATCATTGATATGCCAGAGTATTGGCAAGGACTGGTAGACTATGCTACAATTACAGTAAATCTTACACCATGCGGAAAACCTGATTTGTCTTTATATGTAAAAGAAATTAAAGATAATAAAATCATTCTTTCTTCGGATCATTTGACTCAAGTAGAATGTTTTTATCAGGTATGGGCTAACAGAATTGGTCCAGAACTGCATGTTGAGTATGAAGGAGAATCACCTGCAGATTATCCTGGTGATCAATCAGATCATTCTATTGCAGGTTACCATTATGATAAGGAGGATGTATAATGGGATTAGGTAAGGAAATGCAAGACCGTATTATTAAAAGTCTTGATGACCAGTATGGACAAGTTGGATTCTTTCAGGATCAAGTTATTCTCGTAGATGATGAGAAAAAAATTTGGGATACGGCTATTGAATCATTGGATAGTGATTTATTAGGGCAAATAGAGATTGTAAATAGGGCAATTGATGATGTAAAGGATGCATATGAGGCTAGACAATCAGGAGTTGGGTCTTGTAGATCTGATTTATTTTGGCTTGCTTATAATGTAGAAAATGATGGATCAGGAGATGAATATGATTTTGTCTGTTGTAAAATAAATGGTAATGGATATACTGATTTATTAGCTCAATTGGGAAAAGATTATCCTAGTGCTAATTTAGTTGGTGAAAAAGAAGGTGATGATGGAGTAGGAATAGCAAGCACTTTCTTTTATTATATTCTTCCAAGTTCAAATGGTAGTGGTGGTATTGGAGTATTAACAACTTCTCCTACAAATGCGACAACAGGAGCAGAACAAGGAACCACTGATTCATTTACTCATGATGAAAATACTTTTAGATTTGGATTTGAACCTAAAAATTACTATGGACTAAGATATTATAGTGAGCAATATGCATTAGATATTGGAGATACTTTTGTAACCAGTTTTATTGGAACAATGTCCATAGGTTCCAACCAACTTACTGTCATGAATCCTGTAGGAACCACAGGTGAAGATCCAGATGCAGGTTCTAATATATTAAGAGTAGGTCAAATTGTAACATGTGAGAAACCAGGAGTCTTGGTTGCAACAACTAAAATTTCTAATATTGGTATTGGTTCAGCTGATTTAAGTCAGATCCCTACAAATGGTATTACCACTACTTCTTCTCCTGTCAATATTATCACTTTAACTAATTCATCAGGTGCTGGTGTATCTGCTTTTGAAGCAGTATCATTTAGAGTACTAGATGATTCGGATACAGGCCCTGTGGGACAAGTGGGAGTTGTTACTTCTAATGGAACTGTATATAAACCGAATAGATTTAATGGTAAAGATGATCCCTATGTGGCGGTTCCTAGTTCAAGTGATCAAGGTGGTGAGGGTGCGTTATTCAATGTAGGTATTGATAGCACGGGTGCAATTGAGTATGTGGCAGTCGATGTTGTGGGTCAAGGTGGATTGGGTTATTCTCCTGGTGACACTGTTAAGATTTTAGGAGATGAACTTGGGGCTACTACTCCTGCTGATGATATAGAATTTACAGTTCAGACTCTGGTGCAAGGAAGATTTCAATACCAAATAAAAATGGGGGACAATCTAGATCTTTGGATAAATCCTTTTGTTCCTCAGACTGTTGGAATCATGCAGACTGCTGATATAGGTATTGGAGTTTCTATTGCATTGGATAATTCTGGCCAACCTAGAGGGTCTCAAGGTTGGAATCCTGAGTTAAATGGTCAGGAAGTTCCTATGGATCCTGTTGATTTTACACATTTAACTTTGGTGGAACCTCCTAATGTTGGTGCTGATAAAGCGTTTTGGAGAGTAGGATTTCAAACTGCTCCTGCTCGTAGCAAACCAGTAGGTGTTCCCCC